AAAGGTGAAGATTTGTCAAACGCAGATATTGTACCAGCAACAGCATCACAAACAGTAGATGCTGGAGGTATGGGTAAAACTGTAAAACCAATTAAAACAGACAATAAAATAGGTGAAATAAAAGACGGTGTTGATACAAAAATACCAAAAATAGAAGGTGGTATAGGTAAAAATGATTCTCCATCATCAACAGGTACTGCACTTGGAAGTAGAATGTTAGGTGCTTCAGATGCACATAAGCAAGGTAGTGGTGAAAATAGCCTAATTACAACAGATACAGAAGGTGTAAATAATCCATTAAACAGTGATAAAAAACAAGTAAAACGTTCTTTTTCAGATGCAGCAGTAAATAAGGTAGTTGGTGCATTATTAGCAGGTGCAGGTAGAGCAGTAGCACAAACTGTTGCAAGTGCTGTAACATCAGAACCTGAAGACGATGTTGAAAAATCAGGCTATCAAACAGAAGATGGTAATAATCAACTAGGTGGTCAAGCAGCACCAAAAGAGAAATTAGTTAGTGCATTAGGTGCACAAAACAAAGAAACTACTGTAAATAAGGATTAACGAAATCTTTATATACCCTTTATATATAGTTTTAGTTAACGACATGGTCAACGAAGAAAATTCTAACGAACATATTGAAGAAGTTGCTAAATCAGAGCAATCTGAAGTAGCAAAATCAGACAATGATGTAGTAGAAAAATCTTTCCAAGAATCTGTAAAATCAGGTTTTGATACATTGACAGAAGTAGTTCAATCTCTCGCAGAAACTCAAAAATCTACATTAGATACTTTGGGTGACTTAGATACAAGATTGAAAGCTATGGAAACACCAACTGACTTGCCACTTTCCCCAAAAGGAACAGCAGCAAGTGACGACGTAGGTGCAAAGGTTACTGTACCAGATACNTATCAATCAAACTCCAGACAAGCTGGATTAGATGACGATAGATCTGGAGACAAGAAACCTTCATCAGACAAAGGTGGATTGAAAATGCAACAAAAATCAGACGATACANATTTAATTGAGAAATCCGAACACACCTTCACAACCGAAACCCCACGACCTAATGCAGCATTAGAAAGTGTTGACAAATCCTTTAAAGATGAGTCAATGATTTTGAAAGATGCAAGAGCTGGTGGAGCAGAAGGATTAGCACAGGTAGCTCGTGACATTCTCGGTGGAAAGTATTACANACCTTCGGAAGACGAAGTAGGAGCATATTAAAATGGTTCAAGTGAAAACAATCGATGAGCTTGAAGCACTCTACTATGGACACAACAGAAACCTTGTAAGGAAAGCTGACGCACCAATCACAACTTCAACTGCAGGCACATTTAATGCCGTATTTGGAGCTTATGCATGGGCACAGTTGAACTTGGAAGCGAACGCCTTCGGCATTTTACCTAAGTACCCTTGGGATAAATCTGGATGGCGTGTAATTACAGCAAAACCAACTCTCAACACTACTAACGGTAACACTACCTTAGGTGGTACTGCAGAGGGTGGACAAATAGCAGAGACTGTAAAACCAACACTCCAAGAAATTGATGTTAGACCAAAGACAGCACAACTGCCTTTCTCAGCATCTGAAGTAATGGAATGGCTGGCAACACACTCTAAAGACGACATTTGGGGAGGACTTGGTTCACTCCGATTGTATATGGCTGTACAACATAAAGAGTTCCTTAATAGAATGCTTTTAGCAGATGTTGAAGCTGAAGCTGCAGGCGCATCCGGCAATAACACTGGTACAACCGACTTTGAAACACTAGATCGTATCATCTCCAGCGATGCTGAAGAAGATGCATTAGGTGGTTCACATAGTGGTTACTATGATTGTTGGGCTGCTAACGCAACAATAGACAGAGACTCAGGTACTGACTTTGATAGTACTGTAGAATCTGCTTCAGGTACCATTGGTACTAACGGTGTCCTTACTGACGATACATTACGTACTTTCTTACGAAAGATCCGTATTGCAGCAGGTAAAGATCCAAACGTATTCCTAGGTTCCCACGAAGTTTATTCCGAGATACAAGGCTTATACATGCCTTCAGTCCGTATTCCAAACCCATACGGTGAAGCATTAGTTCAAGTCGACGTAAACGGAATTCAAACATTCCGAGGAACAGGTGTAGGAATTCATGTAGACTCCATTTATGGAATCCCATTCATCCCAAGCAAGGATGCACCAAGCAATGCTAGCGACTCAGCAGAGATCGGTAGATTATTCGCATTGGACACATCAGATGCTGAGGGTTACGGATATCCAAGAATAGGAATACAAATCGCAATTCCAACAGAATACTACGAAGCAACTCGAAGAACCCCTGCATATCCATTTGTCAACAATGCATTTGTTGAGAAAGGNGTATNCAGAACTATGGGTGAAACTGTCTGTAGACACTTCAAATCTCAAGGTAANATNAGAGATATTAAACTCTAGTCAAACCTATTCCTTTTTTCTTTTTTAATCTTTATATATAGGTAGATACTACACTTTTATATGGCAGTTACAATAAGTACATCCGATTGGACAGCAGCTAACGTGAGAAAAACACTTTCATGGCAAGCAGCATTAACTTCTAAACTGCGAATTTATAAGGTCAAAGTCACTGCTGGTGGTTCTGACGCTTATGCAACCAATGGAGTGGCAGCTGACCTCACAATAGAGGGAAGAATTTCTACACTCGTTGCAGTGATACCTGAATTTACAGATTCACTATACAAAGTAGAATATGACAAAGCCAATAGTAAAATCAAACTATACTCCGTAGGTGGTTCAGCAGGTGCTGTATTTGCAGAAGTAGCAAACTCAACTTCAATTGACAAATAAAGTATTCGAATTCCTAGTCATAGGCTACTAGAGTCCAAAATAGCCGACTTTTTTTTCTTTTTCAGTCATAATCCTTATATATTCGTAATTATCATATAATTCATGGTAGAATATAACCACAATGTAGTATCTTTCAATGCTGATACAACAATTAAAGGTGCACATGGAGTTATAGTATCAGTTTATGTTACAAAATCAGGTTCATCTGGTGCAAAATGTATCTTTAAAAATGGTACATCTGGAAGTGGAACAGCAGAATTCACCATATTTTCAGAAGAACAAGGTACCTATGTAGGTATAAACAGACGTTTCGAAGATGGTATATTTGCAGATATCACAGGTAATGCTGAATATACAGTCGTTTTCAAGTAAATTTAAATACAAAGCCGAACTAGTATTTATATGGTCACAACATACTGTTCAGTTGGCGATGTATCGGATTATCTCAGAGTCCCTATTAATGCTAACACTACTCCTAATAAAGCACAGGTTGAAAAGATAATCAATCGAAAAGAAAGAGAATTAGAAAGGAGAATAGGACATGCATGGAGATCAAAAAGTAACCAGAGAAGTTCATGATTTACCATTACTTTATACTTATGGATGGGGTACACCTATTTTCTACAACACAGAAACATATACGAACTTGATACAAGTTCTGGAGATAAAATAGAAATTTGGCAGGGTGCAAGTGCAACATGGGATAATATTTTAGATAACTCACATTGGTATGACATAGAATATGAATATGGTAGATTATACTTGAGAGGTTTTATATTTTCAATTCTAAGAAAAAATAGAGTTAGAGTCACGTATAGATATGGTGGAGAAGAGTTTTGCTGGTGATACAACTATCCCAGACGACATTGAAGACGCTGTAATTAAAATGACATGTATTGAAATATTAAATACAAGTTTCAGAAATGGATGAACTCCCTACTGGTGGTATGACAAATGTATCTGAATCCAAAAGAAAGTGGGAGGAAGATATTGAAAAGTGTATCGAAAACAGAAGGGAGATATTCGTGATACCATAATGAATTTTCAAGATTACTTTACTTCTAGAACAGCAAAACTTTTGAGAGATAGAGGATTTGTTGCAAGAAAAAGAAAAGGAAAACTTTACATAAATACACCACAGGGTGTAAAAGATGTTCAATTGGAAAATGTTTCAGGTCTCTTAGAGTTAGTTGATACACTAGAAGCAATGTTTAAACCAAAAGAATCAATTTACAAAGAACCTCCAGATGTTGCTATAATAAACAAGAGTGGTCAATTTCCAGAAGAAAAATTACCAGAACATTATGATAGATACATAATGCCTAAAACTAGAGTAGATATGTCAAGAATAAGAGATTGGGTTGATAATAAAAAAACAAAAGGTATGACAAATGGTAGCTTAACTGAAGAATATAATGAATGGCAAGGAACTAATTTAGATTCAATATCATCTGAACAAGAAGAATCTCTTAAAGATTCTATGACATTTAGAATAGCAAGAAAAATATGGTATGTTGGTAGAAGACCAGCATCTTTAAAAGATCACGAATGGGATTTAATAACAGCAAAAATGAGACCAAAAAGAGGAACCTTCAGTAGAAATGAAAAATGGACTAATATGAGATTTCCATACACACAATCATATTCATACGAAAGTGGGGTTACTAAATGAGCTCTTTCATCTATGATGCAGCAACAGTTGTAATAGATTTACTTAATGATAATTGGTCTGCTGGTCAAGTCCCAGAAATTACAAAGGCATGGAAAAAGAGATCTGTAGGATTTATAGATGATAGAAGAGATCAAATAGTTATAACACCTAAAGCAGAAAAAATACAGTATTTTGGGCTATATGGAGATGATCATTGGCATGATATAACCATAGATTTAGATATTAGAACATATCAAGATGATGAAAGGCATAATGATATAGTCAAGGAGAGTATAAGGATACTAACAGCCAAAATAAGAGGTGGTAGTAGTTATACCGATTTGAGAGTAATTTCCTCATATACAAGAAATCAATACATGCGTAATATGTTTAATCACGTATTAACCGTATCTATTAGAAAAACAAACCCTTCATAAGTAATCTTTAAATACAAACAAAGGGAATCAGTTATATGGTAAGAACAGGTGCATATGCATATGTCAATTATGGTTATGAGAGCACATTTGCTGGTACAGCAAGTGCCATTACTAACTCATTTGGTCAAAGAACAGCAGTTAGTGGACTTACATTAAGTACCAATAAAATGTCATTGGGAAAGTTAGGTCAAGTAGACCCAACAGCATTCGCATATGGAACACAAAGTGGAACATTAGGTATTAACTTTGTATTAGGAGATACAACATCTCATAAGATATTTAAATCAATTCTTGGTTCTGCAAGTGGTGCTGGAACTACTGGAAACCCATATATTTATGGTAGTGCAACAGAAGGAGCTGCAACAAAAACACTAATAGGTAATACATTTACTACAGAAATTGGTTTTCAAGGTGAAACTGATACATTAGTAAGAACAATGAAAGGATGTGTAGCAAATTCATTATCAATAAGTACATCAATAGGTGGAACTGTTGATTGTTCTGTAGACGCTGTCTATGGAAAGGAAGATGCACCAAGTACTTCAGGTTTTTTCAGATGACTCAACAGAAAACTCACAACCATTCACATTTGCACATGGTTCATTAAAAATAGGTGGAACAGTTGTAGCAGAATTACAAGAAGCAGATATAAACTTTTCACAAAACGGTGACTTGTTATACACAATAGGCTCACAACAATCAGTTGCTGGTATTAAAAGAAGTTTAGATATTACTGGTAGATTTAGAGCATCATTAAAGAATGATGATTTGATTGACCAATTAATATTACAGTTGAAAGGTTCAACTTATAAAGAAACAGTTGAAAGTATGGGTACACCAGAATTAGAATTAGTATTTACTAACGGTGCATCAAGTCCAAAATCAATTACAATTACTGGATATGGTCTAGGAATAAATGATCATGCAGTATCTGGTTTAGAACCAGTTGAACCAGTATTTGAAGAAATTAACTGGCAAGTAAAACGTGTAAAAATTACAGTAGTAGATCAATAGGTTTATTAATTACTTACTAAAATGTAATATATGGCTATAAAGTCTTTTGAAATAGATTGGGGTGGCACACCTGAAACAATTGAATATGAAGATGACATCACATATGGTGAACTAGAAGCAATACTTCAGAATTCAATAGATTTAGGAGATGTATCAAAACCAAAAGTTGATATCCCAAAATATAGATTTCAAATACTTTTAAAAGTGTTAAGAAAAGCACCATTTGCAGTAAATGATGCAGTAGCACTTAGAAATATTAAATCAAGACAAGCCAATTCAATCATGAAGGAGGTCATGAAAGACTACCCTTTAGTGAAATTCTTAGGGGACTGGGTGGAAACGTTTACAGGCTCTCTGAATCCGACAGAGATAGATTCGCTATCTACTACGTCTGTGCAATAGAATTTGGATGGGACTACGAAAAAGTCAATAAATTACCTCTAACTTATCTAAGAAAATTAATGGCACTACATATGGAAGAAAAACGTAGAGAGCAGGCACAGATGAGACATTCTAGAACCAAGAAATCTTTTTAAACTAGAAGGCATATAAAACATTATGAGTGCAAACGAAGGGGATGAAGGTTTTGATGATACTGAAATCACTGATGAGCTACAAAAAGTAGTAAAAGGACTTGCTGAGCAAGTAGAAAGACTCACCAAATTGATGGAAAAACAGGCAAAAGCCACTGAGGGTAGTACAAAATCATTTCATAAGACAGTGGATGAGCAAAAAGAATTAATTAAAGCACAGGGAGATATGGTAAAAGAAAACTTAAGATACAGAAAATCATTACAAGATACTACAAGTTCTATGCAGATGTTTACAGGTTTATTAAGCAAAGGTGCAACAATGGCTACAGTATTTAGTGCAATATCAAGTAAAGGAAAAGCTCTTTCACAGCAATATGAACAATCAAAAGAAGATTATAATGAATTGACTAAAACTGTTCAAAACTTAGAAAAAGCTATTGCTGAAGAAACAGACCCATCAAAAAGAGAAGAATTAGGTAGAGAGATGACTCAAAAACAAGGTGAACAAGATGAGGCAAAAGAAAAAATGGATGAAGGTATGGGAAAGAATTTATCAAAATTAGGAGAGTTTGCAGATAAACATAAAACTGGTATATTATTAGGTGCAGGTGCAGCTGGTACATTACTTAAAGTATTAAAGATGGCATTTGATGCATCACCGATGTTCCAACAAATGTCAAAGATGTTAAAGTTTGGTGTCATGATGATATTAAGACCAATTGGTGATTTCTTTGGTTTTATAATGAGACCTATTATGATTATGTTACTTAGAAAATTTATTATACCATGGTACACAAAGATGTATCCAGTTATGATCGAGATGGGTAATCTTATTGGACAAAAACTTGCTGGTGCATTCGAAGCTTTAGCTGAAGGTGATGTTTCAAAAGCATTTGCATTATTGTTCAAGGATGTTGACTTTAAACAAATACTAGTTGATATGACTCAAGGAATAAGAGATTGGGTAGATAATACAGATTGGGCTCAAGTTCAAACAGATATAGCAAATGCATTGATAGCATTTGGAACTGGAATATGGGATTATGTGTTAGAACCATTAGGTACATGGGCTTATGATGAATTAAAAAAATGGTGGGATGATGGAATAGAAAGTATAAATGCAAATTGGAATAATTATTGGTTGAGTGTTTACGCATGGTTTGCAGCAGGTGTAGGTGGTATAGAAGACTCTTGGAATAAATTCTGGACTGGTGTATGGGAATGGTTTTCAGGTGGAATAAAAACTATAGGTGCTAATTGGACTGGTCTCTGGACTACAATATGGAATTGGATAATGGATGGAATAAGAGCAATACCATTTATTGGTGACATGGTTGCTAATGGTCTTGGTGGAGGTATTGAAGATGGTAGACATAAAAACGAAGATTTCCTTGGTGGTCTTGGAAATGGTATAATGGATTTCCTTGGATTTGGAAATAATAATAACGGTGGTAACACATACGATCAAAGTACACATATTGAAATAAATGGTGGTAATAGTATGGATAATCATAATATGAGATCAACTATATTAGAAGCACAGCAAGTTTCAAGTTCTAGGAGAAATAGGAGATAGGTATGGGTTCTATTTATTTATACAAAACATCTAACATGTATGGTGGA